AGCTTCAAAAAATCTTCTTCCGCCACTCCGGCAAAATCTACCTGCATCGCTTCATCGCCTACGCTCTTGCCAATGTCATGGGCATATTCGACGAGAGCCTTTTTGCGGCTCCAATACGTCCACTGGCACAGGCCGTAGCCGACAGCATCGTGAACGAACTTCGCCTGAGAAATGGCATAACTGTCCGCCTGACGGGTGTACTCGTCGTCGGTCAGCGTAGTCATGCCGCGCTGCGCGATGTTGGCTTTGAGGCCGCTTTCTGCCTGCATATTGCCGAGCATCGCGCACGCCCCGGCTATGGTCATGCCGTAGCTGCGGAGCCGGTCATATATTGTCTTTGCGCTCATTCAATTGTCTCCTACTCCGTATACTCCACGCCGTACCGGTCGAAAAGCTCTTTAACCTTTGTGTTCTTGAGAATCTTTTGCTGTTGGCCGTGATTCAGCGCGTCATAAACCGTTTGCAGTGCGGTCTTGGTATCGGAGGCTACTTCCTCCGCAGCTATCGTCCATTTCCCTTTACTCATTGACCGTTACCCCCAGCACATTCAGCGCGTTCTGCATGTCCTGCTTTTCCTCATCGCTGCCGCCCTGCTTTATCTCTGCGATTTTGGCAAGGATGACATTCTTCCGTTCTTCTATCGTCATTTCTGTACCCCCAACGCAGTCTCGATTTCTGACAAGGCAGCTTCGTATTGCGCTACTTCATATTCTATCTGCACTTTGTAGAGCTGGGTGTATAGTTTCCACGGGGCTATCATCTCCCCGCTGAACGCCTGACCGTCCGTGCGTGTCCACGTCTCGCCGCTCGGCACATAGCGGTACCCTTCTACAAACTCTGCGCACTTGCCGTCGAAAAAGGGCAAGTCAAATTCGCGCATATTGCCGTCATTAGAGACATGACACTTGTATTCATTATCAATATAAATTTTCATCTCCTGTCTCCCTTAACTAAGCATGATATTAGTAAGTGTGGCAGAACTAGTTTTTGCCCCCACTTCGGGATTTATGGAACCGAGCATTTCATATGTCGCCACATAACATTCTGTATTTATTCCGCTAATATCAAGTTCAATACGAGCATCACTGGTGTGCAAGTTAGCATAAGCGATAAAACCTATGTCGGCAACACCCGGAGGATAAGTGCTCCATGAGAACTTGTTTTCGGCTACTCCAATATACCAACCGTTAGCCTCAGATTTTATTACTGTCAGTTTGTTGTATTTCGAGAGGTCAAATTTATTCCCCGCATAAACACTGGCAGCTTTAGGGAACGTTGCGTCTGTGTTTGTTATACTAAAAGACAACACGTTAGACACGGTTGGTGTAACGCCTGTTCCTTTCCAGCCGCCCGTAACACCTGTATTGTCGCCGCCGTCAAACAGGATAAGCTCAAACATCAGCGTTACAGTCTCGACCTGCCCCTCGGCGGTGATTGATACCGTTTTGCTCGTGCTCTTGCTGCCGCTGACCGCCTTGACCGTCCACGTCCCGGCGGAGGGGATAACGAATATTGCTTTACCGGTGGTATCCTTAGCTGTCAGCGTCAGTGTGCCGTTCGTGCAGGTGCAGACGCTCCCCGAGGGGTATGTCACTCCGATGGCCGCGTAGGGTGTTCCCCCGCCCCGGCGTGTTATGAATGCTTCGCCCATTCCTTTCCCCTCACTTTCTTATGCAGCGTATCTGCAACGGTATCGAGACTGTCGGCTTTGCCTTGGCGTAGAACGTTATCTTGTTCGCCGCCGTCACCGCGCGGTAAATGAGTGCCCATGCGTCCGCCTGCTTTTCCGCGTCCGCGAAGGTCGCCGACGGGGCGAGATCAATGAGCGGCGCATCTGCTGCCAGAATGCCGTTTATCGTCTGCTCCTTGGTGTACGGGGCAGTGTCACCGCTCCACGTTGTGTCGAGCGTTACCGTGTAATCGACCGATACCGCATGGTCTGCAAGTTTCGCCATCGTTACAGCGCCGTCCTTTATCTTCGCCGTCTCGACTGCGAGCGCAGCGAGTTTAGCCGCCGTGACTGACAGTGCGTCAAGCTGCGCTGTTCCGACGCTCGCGTCGCCGAGCTGCGCCGTAGTCACAGCCTTGTCGGCGATTTTCTCGGTAGTTACGGCTTTATCTTTTATCTTTGCAGTCTCAACTGCAAGGTCTGCCAGCCGTGCCGCTGTGACTGCGAGGTCTGCCAGCTTTACCGTGGTGACAGCGCCGTCCTTTATTTTGTCGGTTTCTACTGCCGCTGCCGCCAGCTTCGCAGAGGTCACGGCAAGAGCCGCAAGCTTCGCGGTTGTAATTGACTCATCGGCAACAGCGCCCTGAGTCATCTCAGCCATCTGCTCTTCAATTTTCGCAAGAGCCGCCTGCACCGTGCTTGCTCC